ACAGTTGGCAGAAATATATCCACATCTTAAAGATGATGAATTAGATTTAATGGCCAAGATAAACACCAAAAAAGATGTAGAAGAATATTTAAAAAAATTAGGCCAGGACGTAAAAAAATGATTTGGCCATTTAAAAAATTAGAAGAATATAAAGTACCACCATTTACTGGAGTAGAGTTTGTAGACACGGATGGCATTAGGTATGAGTACAAGCCAGCCAAAACTATTCCGCCGTATGAGGTGGCACTATTACTGCCATTGTTTATGACTACCTATATGAATGCCGATAGATTTGCGTATATTCGGCAACACAAATTAGAAAAACACTTTAAACAAATCAAGGAACCAATTATACAGGCATGAAGTACACTTGTCAGTACTGTAAGAAAGACTTTATTAAAGAAGCAAGTCTTGCTGTGCATTCGTGCGAACCAAGACGCCGCCGCATGGAAAAAGATGAAGCAGGTGTGCGCCTAGGATTCCAAGCATATATTAAATTTTATGAACTAACGCAAGGTAGTGCCAAGTTAAAAACATTTGATCATTTTGCCGATAGTCCGTACTATCGAGCTTTTGTTAAGTTTGGTCGATATTGTGTGGACATTAAGGCGATTAATCCAGCAAGATTTGTGGAGTGGGTGCTGAAACAAAATAAAAAATTAGACCACTGGGCCAAAGATAGTGTTTATACAGAATACTTACAAGAATATTTACGAATAGAGAATGTCAATGATGCACTAGCTCGTGCCATGGAGTTTGGTATTGACTGGGCAGAAAAATCAGGTCATCCTGCTGAGGATTGTTTACGATATGGCAACACCAATGCCATGGCGTATGCAGTCAGCGTAGGTCGTATCAGTGCCTGGATCATTTATAACTGTGAGTCAGGACAAAAGTTTTTAAGCGAGCTAGATCAAACACAGATTGCCATGATATGGCCGTACATTGATGCAGATTTTTGGACTCGAAAATTTAAAGATTATCCAGCTGACCAAGAGTACGCTAAAGATATTTTAAACAAGGGTGGATGGTAATGTCGGCAGATATTGATCTTGATTTAGCAGATAGGAATATATTGCTTAATTTAATTCAAGCAACTCCGGCACGGCAACAACACCAAGGCCAGGTAAGACGTCACAACTCGGGCGTGTATATTACAGACATTCCGTATGATCCTATCAATGAGTGTGCAGCTATTGATTACGAAGAAGCCGAACAGCGAGGCTATTTTAAGATAGACTTGCTTAATATGAGTGTATACCAGTTGATTAAAAACCCAGATCATTATCAAAAAATTCTCAACCAAGCTCCGTCATGGGAAAAATTGTGGACGGATGTAGACTGGGCAAAACAATTGGTTCACGTGGGGAATTATTTTTCTCTATTAACCGAGATGAAACCAGATAGTATTCCTCGTCTCGCCGCACTTATTAGTATCATTCGTCCAGGCAAAGCTCACTTACAAAACAAGCCTTGGGCTGAGGTATTTGCTAGTGTATGGGACGGGGATGATAGTAAAGGCTTCGTATTTAAAAAATCTCACGCGATTAGTTATGCAATGCTGGTTTCGTTGCACATGAATTTACTCAATTCGTCTGACTAAAGTAATACTTTTGCGTTTGGATTTTTTACGGCTCATCTCGCTTAGGCTGCATATAGGCCCGTGTAAGACTACTAGGTCTTTGTTAACAAATGTACGTAGATACATTTTAAAAGGGTCCCATTCAGCTTTAAGGAATATGTTTATGGGTATACTACGATTGCTTTCCCACCACCAAATATTGGCCAATTCTAAAAATTTCTTTTTTTCTTCTAAATCTTGTATGCCGCCAAAGTCGTAGATAGTAGTAATAATATCATCTTGATTTTGTACAATGCCCATATATTCTTGAGTGGCGTAGACACACAGCGTTATAAACGGGTATTTTTCTGCTAGTTTAGCGAAGATATCATTGGTCATAATGTCCAGGATATTTATAATCAAATAATCCGGATTGGTTTAATCGATAAATACCAGTATGTACTCAACCCAAGCCTACATTTATCAACAGATTACACGAGTATTACTGATAGATACTGGTGCCGGTGAAACTTTCACTTATAGGTATGATCCCGTGTACGCAAAACGACTAACAATTAACAAAGGGGTTGATAATGTACTCTTATTTGAGTTTATCAACCAAGAAGAAAAACCAGTCAATATCACTGGTAGTAGTTTTGTATTTAGAACAATTGACCAAAAAGGAACCAAGCTCTTGGTCGACGAACCCCTGGTAATTTTGAACGGCCCAACTGGTCGAGCCAAGGTAACTCTTTCAGCAGAACAATTATTAGAAATTCAAGCGCAACCAGCTAACTATAGCATCACACGCACCAGCGGTAACTTAACAGAAGCGGTATTTACTAATGCTCAAGCCGGAGCACGGGCTCCTGTTGATATAGTAAACTCAGTCATGCCCACATTTGTGCCAAGTTCAGAATTGACCATTCCCACCATAGAATTATCAAATCAACTTCAATATGGTGGTACAAGTTATGGACAGTATCCAGGCGGCATGTTCTTGAACGCGAATCCCAATGGAGGTAGTTATTATAATAGCTACAATAACACTGAATATTTTAGTAGCTTCATTGAGCCTCGAGGCCCAGTTACCACGGTTCAAATGGATCTGATTGGATATACCGGAACTATTAAAGCACAGTGGGCAGAAAATTATCAAAGTCTTTGGTATAATATAACCGAATCAACTACCTATCTTAACCAAACAAAAACAATCTATATGAACATTATTGGATGGTATCCAATCTTGCGCCTGGCATTTAACAACAGTGTTTTTGCCAGCCCCGATCAACCCGGTTACCCAGCCATTGCTGTGGCCTATTGTGTGGATGGTCTAGTTACCAGCATCACTGTACTCGATGGTGGCTCTGGAGATTTGGCTCCACCCAAAATTGACATTGTTGGCAACGGTGCAGGAGCAACCGCGGTAGCAACCATAAGCGACACTGGACAAGTAGTAGGTATTACTGTAACTAATCCAGGTTCTGGATATTGGCCGCTACCAAGTACACCAAATCCCGGAGCAAGTCCTAGCCCAGTGCCAGCAAGTCAGCAAGGTGCAATTGTTGTAATCTCTACAGGATTTGTTGTAAATCTAATGTATCGTTGATACATACGTGATGTTCAAGAAAATTGTAGGTTTTGGAGACTCGTGGATGTATGGAGACGAACTCACCGAACCCAATATCACAGCTACTAATATACACGAAGTTGGTCTGCAACATCGAGCATATCGCGAAAGTAATTGTTTCCTTGGCCAACTTGGCCAACATTATTCGGTTCCAACTGAAAATTTTGGCCTTATGGGCGGCAGTTTAGACAGTGCTAAATGGACTTTTTTATATTGGCTAGAACATGAACCCGATCCAGAATCTTGTTTGGTATTACATGCTGTAACTAACAGTTATCGTTTTAGTCACTACGATCCCAATCATGTTCGGTATCTTGACGATCCAGAGTGGAATAAATTTGTACATAGTTCGTGGCCAGATTCTAAGTTTGAAAATTTAATTAAACAACAAACGGTGTTAACTGATTCGCCAGAACTGCATCAATTACGGTATCGAGAGGCTGTATTATTGTTTGATGGTGTTAGTGCTAGACACAACATAATGACCATGCAATTTAATGTTTTTCCTGAAAATTATCAGGTTGAGTTACCAACTTTATTTGGTGATCTCTATCTGAAATCTTGGACAACTGATGTCAAACCAGGCGGACATCCTGACGAAACTGGGCACAAAAAGATAGCCCAACACTTGATTAACTTGATAGATCCTGCTATAATAGTAGCATGATTGATGTGGTCGCGTTTTTACCTGCTAAGAAAAAAAATACAAGTTCGGGTTGGATAAGTTTCAACGCACCTTGTTGCATTCACCAAGGCGAGAATACAGACAAGCGACAACGTGGTGGATTAAAACCAAGTCTAGACGGATCATGGTCGTATCATTGTTTTAATTGCGGCTACACTTGTAGTTTTGTATTGGGTCGTACATTAACATTTAAGGCTCGTAAATTTTTACAGTGGTTAAATGTGCCTGGAGAAGAGATTGAGAGAATAAACCTTGAAAGTCTTAAACACAAAAGTATCACAGGATTATTGAGTGATCGTCGTCCGGCAGTAGAAAAACCTGTTGAGTTTGAAGAACGTGATTTACCAGCAGACACAAATACACTTGATGTTGTAACTGAAGAATATTTACGCCAACGATGCATACCTGTTGACTATCCATTTTTGTCTAAGTTAAAGCCGCGGCCCGGCATTATAATTCCGTTTACACACAACGATCAAGTGGTAGGACATACAACTAGATTCTTAGATGATCGTACTCCCAAGTATATTCAAGACATACAGCACGGATATGTTTTTGGTACAGACCTACAGAGAGATGCGTGGCAGTGGGCGATTGTAGTAGAAGGTGTATTTGATGCGTTAAGCATCAATGGGCTTGCTGTGTTACACGCAGAAATTAATGATGCACAGGTACGACTAATACGCAGTTTGGGTCGAGAGGTTATTGTAGTACCAGATCAAGACGAAGCCGGCATGAAGTTGGTAGATCGTGCTATAGAATTAGGATGGGCAGTAAGCATTCCAGAGTGGCCCAAAGGTTGTAAAGATGTAAACGACGCAGTGATTCGTTTGGGTCAACTAGGATGTTTGCTAACTATATTAGAAAACCGAGAAACTAGTAAAATTAAAATTGAGATGAGGAAGAAGCAACTTGCTAAAAGACTACGGACTTGATGTCCAAAAACTATTCCTAGAAATGATGTTACACGACGCAGAATCTTTTGTGCGTGTGCAAAACATTTATAATCCAGAAAACTTTGATCGCAGTTTGCGAGCTACAGCAGAGTTTATTGCCAAACACAGTGATGATTATAAGACATTGCCTACACGTGAACAGATCAAAGCGGCTACTGGTACTACACTAGCAAACATTCCAGACTTAAATCAAGGACACAAT